TACCTTTTAATTTATTTTTATGTTTATTAAATGACATAATAACTAAAAATTGTGAAAATAGTGATACGTTTTCAACAAACATTGAGAATAACACTATAGACTCAAAGTATTCTTTATCATCGACTGATTTAGAGTTTGAGATAGCCTTTTCTAAGTATTTAATTCTTCTTCTCACTTGTGGAACCTCTAACAAATTTTCAAATTCCCCATTAAGACCTAGTAATTGAATTAGGTGTGAGTAAGCGTCCGCATGTCTCACTTCCGATTCAGCAAACGTAGCCCCTACATTACCAATTTCAGGTTTNGGCATTCTTTTATAAATGTCNCCCCAAAATGATTTAACCGCNACTTCAATTTGTGAAATCGCTAACATNGCTCTTTCAACTGCNGANTTTTCTTTTTCATTTAAATGTACTTTATAGTCTTGGATATCAGACGTATAGTTAAATTCTGTGTGTACCCAATAGGAGTGTCTAATTGCGTCCACATATTCATTTAAGTTTGGGTACTCGTAAGGTTTAAGATTAGTTCTTTTTGAAAAAATGTTAGGTCGATTTTTAGAGCGATAAATAATGTATTCCTTTGCCACATCATTTAACCCGTTATCCATCAATTTATTCTCTACCATATCATGAATCTCATCCACATTAGGAACTCTTTCTTTATTACCCCTGAAAAGGCTTTTAGTTGTGAGTCTAGCAATTTTTTCAGCCATACTCTCGTCTACTTTATCTATACTTTTCATCGCGTTTAAAATAGCCATTTCAATCTTTTCAGATTTAAAAACTACCTTATCTCCACTTCTCTTTATTACATAACGAATGTCTTTACTGACACTATCAATTAGATTGTCCATATATTATTGTTTTTAAAAAATTTTATATTTTACTTTCCCTTTGTTTTCTCTTTTGTAGTAGTTCTTGAATACGTACTTTGTTTTTTTCTTCTTTTTGTTCTTCCATACCTAAGAAGGTTACACTACTATCCGTATCAATTTCTATCATTTCGTTATCGAATTTGCAATTTTCAAATACAATACCATCTTTACCAATTCTTGACTTGGTAATGGCTATTGTCGCTAAATTCATTTCTTTCTGTTGTAGGGATTTAGCAACAGAAATAATAACGTGACCTACTTGGGCTTTTTTGATTGACCCACCCATTTGGTCCGTGGTTACAACTTCAGAAGATATTGAAGAACGATTCCCTTGAGTTGCCGTCCAACCCGCAATATCTAATTCATGACACATTGATTCAAATCCTCTCATAACCGAACCTTCACTTTTCCATTCGTCCCCTAAATTCTTATCTGGAACGATACAATCAATATAATCAACTACGACTAAATCTATTTTAATCCCTTCAGCAATCATTTTACGCATTTGATTCTTTATCTGATTCATCGTTAACGTATCTGAAGGTAACTTTTTTAGTATAAGTCTGTTAGGTGCATTTTCTTTAATTTGTCTAACCCTTTCTAAAACCTCTTCTCTCTGTAATGACAAATTATCTGGTGCAATTTTTGTCCACATAGTGAAATGTTTTCTTTGTATAATCTTAGGGTTGTCTTCAAAAAATATCTGTAAAACATTATAACCTAAGTTAAATGCGTTATTAGCAATTTTACTGAGTACTGTAGTTTTACCCACACCTGTCGGAGCTAAAATGACTCCAATTTCGCCCTTAGCCAACCCACCTTTTAGTAGGTTATCAATACCTGTTATACCGATAGGAATTGGATGTCTAAAATCATCATCCAAAACCTCATCTAAATTAAAAAAAACGTCCGCAGTTCCCGTATCAACTTCTCCAACTTGTAAAGCTTCTCTTACCATTTCTTCTAAATGGTCATAAGATTCAAAATCACCTTTATCGATAATCTTTTGTGCTTTAGTCATTACCTTCTGTAATTCTTGTTGTTTACAGAACTTTAACGCCTTTTCTTGAACATATTGATACCCATCATCAGGGGCATCAACCACCTGAGTTATCATATCTAAGACCATTTTTTGGGCCATAGGTGATGTTACCTCAGACTTAGTGATTTGTTCAAGTGTTGAGAATGAAGGAGCGTGTTCATATTTGTGATAATACTCCTTGGTCATCTGCATGATTAACCTAAAATATTGATTGTCAAAGTACTTAGGTTCCAACACATCTACAATAGAACTTGCGAAATCCTTATAAAGGATAATATTGTTAAGTATTTGTAATTGAAATGTATTACCGAGGTAACCAAAATTCTTTTCTTTTGACATATTTCTTGAGTTTTAATCTGTGTTTGTAAATTATAAATATGGGTAAATTAGTGAATGCTCTAGGTACTTGTAAGTTAAATTTTCACTTGAGAAAGTGTCAGTTAACTCGCGAAGTAACTTTTTTAGGTGTGGGCGTACGTCCACAGTGTATCTAGTCTTAGGTGGGTATAATTTAGCGTCTATAATTCTATGACAAATTGTCTCATCTCCTATCTTAAGGTAAATGTTAAAATGCTCGTCACCATCAGTATTTGATGTTTCTAACAATTCAGGATTGACCATTATTTGACCAATATTTTCTGAAAGGTAGTTACACGATTTGATTTTCAAATCTTCCTGAATTACTTCAGACGCATTTCTGATTACCTCATAAAGCTCAACACTCCCTCTAGCCTTAGGATTATACCCTCTAACATTAAAGTACCTCTGTACAACAAAGTTATCATTTAGAGTCATTAAGAACTCTAATTTGGTTGTTTCTGTTTTTTCTTTCATATTAAACGTTTTTTAGTTTTAAATCTTCTTTTTTCTTTTCTTGTTAATTTCATAAAAGGGGTTAAAAATTCAACCCACGCATTATCATGTTTTGGTAGATACTTAAAAATCCCATCACTCATCATCATTCTCATTAGGTTTTTATATCCTCTACCATCAGGGTCCAAATTTTCTGTATGGTACTGTTCAATAATCACTTTTGAGTCCTCGGTTAATAAAGGTTGAGACAAATCTACGAGTTTTTTATTGATTATAAAAAATTCTTCACCATAAATCCCTCTTTTTGTTTTTCCTGAGAGTAAATTTTGTAGTGCTCGATTGTCTTTATCAGTTTTATGTAGTTCCTCTGCATGTTTTAAAATATCATCAATAGTTACGACACTATCAACTATTTCGGGAAATAACTTCACAAATGTTTTTTCACCCATATATCTGATACCATCAATATTATCTGATTTATCACCTGATATGATTTTAAAAGTTGATATGTTCTGATGTGGGATTGAGATATCCTTTAAAGGGACTAAATCTCCATTTCTAAGGGTTATCTTCTTCATCGGTTGGTACACTTCCACTTTATCGGAGATAAGTTGTGTAAGGTCCTTATCTGAAGAATAGATAGTCTTATATTCGTCTTCAGATATTTGACAATAATATGCGATTAAATCATCACTCTCAGTGTTTTTAACAGAAACTTGTCTGATAAACATTTCTTCAAGATATGATTTAACTTGTTGTACCTGCCACTCGAACGATTCCTTTTTAGCCTCGTTTAATGACTGTTTACGATTTCCCTTATATTCTGGTGAAATAAGTTTTCTTTGGGATGAGTTATTTTCCCCATCCCAAAACACAATGACTTTATCATGATTGTGTTCATTAAGAAACTTTTTGATTGTGTTAACAAAATGATATAAACCTCCAATATGTTTTCCGTCATGGTAGAAATCTCTTACTCCATGAAAACCTATTTTAAATAAATTATTTCCGTCAATTAATAATGTTTTAACCACTTTATTTGTGTTAAATTGTTACTGTTCTTTTTTTTCTTCTTCTAACTTAAAATCACCTTCAACTCCGATGACCTTTTTCCAATACTCAGATTGCTCACTTTTGTATTTTTCAATTGATTTTTTTTCCTCAGTACTCTCTTTACCTGCTATGAATCCGTGAGGAGTTACAATTATTTTTCCATCCGCGTATCCTAATCCATTGATATGATTTTTCATTACCGATATTTTTGTTCTGGACGCAAACTTTACTTTTCTTTTGTTCTTAACTGCCGCTATAGTGGTGGTACCAGCATCTTTTTGATTACCAAATAAGAAAACTAAAGAAGAATTTAACCAAATCGCCTCACCTCCTTTACTCTTTATCTTAGGTTGCCCAAATGGGTTATCAGGAAGTTGTACCCAAGGTTGGTTAACAATTAATAAAGTATTTTCATATTTAGAATCCGCTCTACGTGAGCCCGAAATTCTTTGGTTGATACCCATACCTATTTTATCCGCTAATGTAGATGCGTTATGCATTTTACCACCTTTACCGTCAAAAGTCATTTTACATGGTACTGAACCCACTGAGTCCCATAAGAACAGCAAGTCATAATCTAATTCACCTTTAGACTGAGCGTCCAATAACTCATTAATGAAGTCAGTTATTTGTTCTATATAATTAAAATTATTATTAAAAATGAAGAACCCGTCCCAATCTAATTCACCTGTTTCTTCATCAACTACTTCATCACACTCGAAACCCATAAGTTTTGCGTGCTCAAAAGACCATTTTTGTTCCGTAATAATGAATACAGGTAATATATTTTTTTTCTGAGCGTCTACTGCCGCTTTTACTAACGCAGTTGTTTTACCCGTATCTGAATGCCCTAAAAACATATTTAAATGACCTATTGCTGGTCCAGGTAATCCAACAGCATCTAAGAAATCCTCACCCAAATCAAAAAACCTTTGTGGTTTATATTTTGCGGATGTAGAAAATTTCTTTTTTATACTACTAAAATCTTTTTTCTTTATTGCCATATTTTTTAAATTGATAAAGATGGTGACAACATCACTGTTGTCACCATCATCATGTTAGTTGTTATTAAAATGGTAAGTCTGTATCCACACCCATTTTTGATTGTGGGTCAGTTGTCACCTCAGTTTTAGTTGATTCATTCGAACCTCCTAATACCACTTCAGAAGAATCGTCACCATAAACGTACTTCTTTAAGTCGGAACTCCAAACAGGTGTCTCACCTCTTGCAATCGCCTCTAAATACTCTACGGGTTTCTGTGCGTAAACATCTTGCCATGTTAACTCGTTAGTCATCCATTCTTTCATTTGAGACTCATCCGTATGAATAGCACACGGGTCATCATACATAACTGTCTGTACAACCGTATACTCAATACCTTTAGGTGTTTTAGCCTTTGATAGTTCAACCATTAAATCACGTCCCTCGTTAGCGTCGGTCACATCACCTTTCGCTTTCCAAATCGGAATAATTTTATCTAAGATACCTTCTTGTTTGTAGTTATCTTTAAATCTCCAAAATTTAGGTCCGTGGTCCTCATTGTCTCTATCAATAAGTTTTACAATGTAAAATTTACGTGGACGATATTGTCTAGCTAAATCTTTATCAGATTCTTTACCTGTTGAGATTAATTCTTCGTAAACCTCAGTAAGAGGTGAACGTTCTCCGTCATTTTTACCTGGGTCATAAAGTTTAGTCCATTTACCGTCAATCTGTACCTCATGATACCACACTTCCTTAAAAGGTGATGAACCATCAGGTGTTGGTAGTATACGTACTCTTTTCTGTCCCGAACTTGTACCTTTTGGTAAATAAGTCGTGAAATAACGTTTTAACCTATCTTCTTGAGAGATAGATTGTCTTCCTGTGTTTGATTTTGAGGTATTCTGCTCATACTGAGCTAATACCGCGTCTAATGCATTTGCCATAATTTTTCTTTTTTCTCTGTTATTATTTATTTATCGTTTACTCAAGTAATAATATAACAAAGAAAGTCATGAAGTCAAATAAAAAAAGACCATTTAGAATGGTCTTTAATTTTTATTTATAAACTTTATATAATATGTAAGGGGTATTAATATTCTTGTTCTAAAGGTGCATCAAACGAATCTTTGATATCTCTATCTGAATAACTTTCCACTTCATCAGACGTTAATACATATTCATTTTTACCCGTCTTTTCCATATCAGGACCTTTGTCCATAAAGAAATCTGTTAACTTTTGATTATATGGGTAACTATCTAAACTTCTTAGTTGTAGCTTTTCTTCAGGTGATTTTTGACGATATTTTTCAACTTTGTCTTCTAAACTATTAATTTTAACTAATATTTTATCCATATCAGATAATTTAGAAGTAAGGTCATTTAACCTATCCATCATACTATCCATATACTCCTCTTGTTTAGCTGACATATCTTTTTGAGTGGTCACTAAATCAGTTATATCTAACTCTTCCGTACCACCTTCACTATCAATGTCAGTATCAGATATAGGTTCACCTACAACTTCAACATCTGGGTCAGACTCAACATCGACAGGTTGTACATCATCAATTTCAAGTTCAGGACTTTCTAAATCAAGTTCACCACCTTCAATCGGCTCAGGTAAGTCAGTTTCTTGTTCAGTAATATATTTGTTAATATTATTATATTTACTTATCTCTTCTAATATTTTCTTATCTACAGACATTTTGTATATTTTTTTAACCGTTTAAGAGTGTCTTTAC